GAATCTTGGTTTCGTTCTCATTTTGATTTCATTAGCGCAGATGGTCGTGTGCTTGTTGAAGCTAAAAACTACAATGCGGGAGTTCGCAATAAGTTTGATGCCGACACCAATCGGATTCCTGATGCTGACTATGCCCAATTGGTACATGAGTGCGCTTGTCATGGCATTGATCGTATATTTTTGGCTGTGCTTTTTGGAGGTCAAGAGTTCGTTACTTTTGAGTTCAATATCAGCCAGGCTGAGAAAGACGAGCTGGTTCAAAAGATGGCAAAGCTCTGGGCGTTCTGTAAAACCGACACATTACCTCCAGCCGAGAGCATCGAGCAAACGAAGATCATCTACCCGCAAAGTACGCCTGGTCAAATTGTGGCAACGCAAAACATCGAGCAAGCTGTATCACAATTAAAGGCGGTCAAGCAAAGCATTAAGCAGCTAGAAGAACAAGAGGAGCAGATCGAAGTAGCGATCCGTAACCTCATGCAAGACAAGGATGAGATTGTGTCCTTTTCAGGGGAAACCCTAGTGACTTGGCGCACTAGCAAGACCAGCAAGCGCTTTTCAACCGATCTATTTAAACAGGCGATGCCCGATATTTATGAGAAGTTCGTGATCGAGCAGCCAGGATCTCGGAGGTTCTTAGTCAAATGAATACCATCGATATAGCAGTATGGGTAATGGCAGCCACTTCTGTCGTTGATTTAGTCCTAACTTTAGCGGAGATGATGACATGAGTAATATCGTGAGTTTTAATGATATGGATCAAATGGCGGGTGCGATAGCACAATCAGGGCTATTTGGTATGAAGGATAAGAATAGCGTGCTAGCGTTGATGGCAGTAGCTCAAGCAGAAGGGTTACATCCAGCCACAGCAGCTCGTGACTTTCATATTATCCAGGGCAGACCAGCATTGAAAGCCGATGCGATGCTGGCTCGTTTTCAAAATGCGGGCGGTAAAGTCGATTGGAAGGATTACACCGATGAAAAAGTTACAGGCGTATTTAGTCACCCCAACGGTGGAGAGCTTGCCGTTACCTGGACAATTGAACAGGCAACCAGGATCGGGCTTGTCAAACCAGGTTCGGGCTGGCAGAAGTTCCCAAGGGCAATGCTCAGATCCCGATGCATTTCAGAGGGCATACGAAGCGTGTTTCCTGGCTCAGTTACGGGATTCTACTCTCCTGAAGAAGTGGCAGACTTTGAACCAGCAAAACATGAGAAAGCGATCACAATTGAGGAAATCAAAAGCGATGAGCTAACCGTTGATGTGGATAGCGGGGAGGTTATATTTACACCCCCAAAGTCAAATATTGGTGGCTTGATCCATAAGCTGCCACTCTACATTCCAGACAACCCAGAACCGTATGCAACCTATTTGAACCTGGAAGATTGGGTCAATGGGTTTGTCGATCTGTACGCCAAGATCAAGAACTCGAAGCTCGATGCCAGAGAGAAAACCTTGAAGTACAACCGTTTACGCAACGCTAATGATGCCTTTACTAAGACCTGGAATGGTAATCAGATGGCTAAGTTTTTATCCAAGATAGCTGAACAAGGAGGATTAAATGGCTAATGGACATATCGCCCAGATGGGCAAAGGTGTGTTGTTTCAAAACACAGATCGCAAGCACGAGAAGTCACCTGATTGGAAAGGCACGATCCTCCTCTCAGAAGATTACAAGGCGGGTCAAACACTCAAGATTGCTGGCTGGACTAAGAACACCCCAAAAGGGCAGCTCATTAGTTTGTCGGAGGATAACTGGAAACCCCAGAATACACAGCAGTATCCGAAAGAAGTAAACCGAGTTGATGATGGTGAAGTACCCTTTTAAGGAGATGAGCATGAAAAAAGCAATTGCAATTGTTTTACTGTCCATGATGTCGTTAAGCGTATCAGCCCAGGTGAAGTGCGTGCCTGATGGTAAAGGTGGTATGTGTTGTTGGGATGTTGGCACACAAGGACCATTTAGACCTATCGGCTGCTGATGATTCGATTAGACCTACCTTACCCGCCTTCGATCAATAATTATTGGATTGCGAGTGGGCATCGTAGGTTTATCAGCAAACGAGGTCAATTATTCAGGCAAGCGGTTATTCTTGCGTGTTTAGGAGGAGTACCGAAATTGGGTTCACAGTCGCTCATGGTTCATATTATTTTGCAGCCAAGAAACAAGAAGCTCATGGATATTGATAACTGCGCCAAAGCGATTCTCGATAGCCTAGAACACGCTGGCATCTTTAACTCGGATGTTCAGGTGCAAAAGCTATTGATTGAGCGAGGTGAGCAAGTCAAAGGCGGTGGCTGCCAGGTGATGATTGAAGTAATCCCCTCTAGCTCAGAGGAGAATCCGCAAGGATAGTTAGGTAAGGTGCGCCAGCCATCTTTTTGAGCAAGCTGGCATTTAACAGGGATAAATATGAACGCAAATATTTTTTGTAAGACACTAACAGATGAGCAAATAGGTTGGTTTGCTAAAGCATATACAGACCGCAACGGTAAGCTAAACATAATTGATTTTGCTAGAGCAATACTAAGAAAGGCACAAGAGAAATGAAAAATGTTACTTATGAAATTGTAGGGTTTTTATCGAATGGCAAATTATTGATAAGGGTCATACCCGATCATTTATGAAAACCAAGCCATTTAATCAGGCGCTACACGACCAATGCGATCCGCATACTCGTAATGCGGTGATTAAATACTTAAAGAGTGTCTGGTGTGTCGATGCAATACAGAACCCAGATCAGTATGCCGTTGATTTAATTGGATTTAAGGACTGGTTACCGAACTGTTATGTGGAAGTGGAGAATCGTTACTGGGGTAGGCAATTACATTATTGCCCGTATTCTACGATCCATGTTCCATATCGGAAGGCAAAGCTATTTAACAATAATCTACCGACTTTTATGTTTGTGGTTAATCACTACATGGAAAATGCGTATTGGATTGATGCGGAAAAGATCAAGGCTGCGCCAGTCATTGAGGTCAAAAACACAGAGGTAGCAAGCGATGAGTATTTTTATGATGTACCGAAAGAAGAATGGAATTTAATTAACCTAGAGGATCTTTTTTAATGTTAAAAATTTTTATTGCAACACCGATGTATGGCGGGATGTGTGCTGGCTACTATATGCAGTCCATCATTCAATTGCTAACCACTTGCCAGGCTAACAGGGTAGAAGCCCACTTTAGCTTTATGTTTAACGAGAGCTTGATTACCAGAGCTAGAAACTCCTTGACGCAGACATTTCTCAAAACCGACTGCACGCACTTGATGTTTATTGATTCGGACATTCGGTTTAAGGCTGATGATGTAATCCAAATGATTTATGCGGATAAGGATGTGTTGTGCGGTATTTACCCCAAGAAAGAGATTAACTGGTACATGGTCAAGCAAGCAATGGATCGGGGTGTGCCATTCGATCAGCTCAAGAACCATACGGGCAGTTTCGTGGTGAACCTGGTGGACTATGCGGGAGAGGTTACTGTACCCATTAACCAGCCAGTCGAAATCTTTAATGGCGGTACGGGCTTCATGCTAATTAAGCGAGAAGTGTTTGACAAGATGGGAGAGGTAGTTCCTAGCTATTCCAATGATGTAGTAGATTTGTCTGGGCAGCTATCCCAAGCAGAGCAGATCAAAGAGTTTTTTACGACCTCGATTGAGCCTGGAACAAACCGATTGCTTTCTGAGGACTATCATTTTTGCCGTACTTGGCGGGAGATGGGTGGCAAGATTTACGCAGCGCCCTGGTGTCAATTAGCACACATTGGCACATACGCATTTGAAGGTCAACTTACACCAACGGAGTAATAATGAAAAAGTATAAAGTAGAAGGCATTGAACTTGAATTTAACGATGGTAATTTGATTCCTGTGTATCAGGAACAGTACCGCTTATATGACCGATTCTTACCACACATGGCAAAGTATCTATCTGGAATAATTGTGGATGTGGGTGCGAACTGTGGCGCATTAGCAGTCGCAATGGGCATTAATAACCCAGAACTAGAGTTTGTCTGCATTGAGCCAGAACCAATCCATATCGAGCATTTTGAAAGTAATATCAAACATATTAGCAATAAGGTAAGACTGGATCAAACTTCGATTGGGAAGTTTTACAAGACGCTTGATAAAGTCATTGAAGAATTTGATATTAAAGACATTGGCTTACTCAAAATTGATGTGGATGGGTATGATTGGGATGTGATTAATACTTTTTCGTTTGGCGAGAAACCACCCATTTTTATAGAAGAAGATTACAAGCTGCCTTGGCAATACGACAAGTACCATGAAATGAATACGAAGCTCTCTGAGCTTGGTTACAACAATATCTGGATATTTGATAACTACGGCTGTCTAATTGGATTTACTAAGGATTGGGATATGGTCAATACCCTTAATTCGTATGTTAATCGGTTAAAAAACGGCAAGTCAGCATTTACCTTTTATTACCTTGACTTGTTCATTTGCCAAGATGCCGATGTGGACAAACTAGCACCTGGAGTAATGAGCTATGTTAACGCTTAGATTTACGCTTAGATCGTTTAGCAGTCTTAGCGGATTTACGAAAGGATGATTCTGTTGGCGCACCTTTACTCCCAGGCTTTCTCATGCGCTCTCCAGAGCCAGCTTTTATACGCCTACGCTTGGCGTGAATATTTGCGTATAGTCCAGGTTTCATCTACACCCCCATCTCCGTCTAGCTGCTTTTCCCCTTTCACCCTTCCATTTACGGGATCTGGCACAAAATGAACGATGCCTTGGTCCTGATTTTTGGGGTGCTTTTAAGTTTGATCCTGTTGCTCGGTTGTATTTCTTTCGCCCTTTGGCTGTTAACCCTCCGCCTTTTGAAACGGACAATTTCTCTCCTCGACCAACGGAAAGATTTGGATTAGCCTTGCGAGCCATTATCGTTTACCTTTTCTGCTTTTTGATTTTCTTGCTGACGATAGGCTTGCTGCTACTGCTTGTTTTTGCGGGTAACCTTCTCGCATCATTTTTCGAATATTTTTGGAAACAGTTGCTTTACTTGCACCTTTTTTGAGTGGCATTATGCAATCTCCTCACCTGATTTTAGGTCTGCTAAAGTTAAACCGCCTGTGTACTGAAAGTGCGCCAACTCTTTGAAGCTGCGCCAGCGACCAGCCCACTCCAATCCAGCTTGTTCACCTAACTCACCAATTGTTTGCCAAATCGGATCAGATCCATCCCAGTTGGGCTTGCCATTAACGAGAGGAACAACATCAACAGCACAGCGATAATTGTGCCAAGATTCTCCTGGCTTGGCGTTTGTGACAATTTTTCCAGGTTTTGTTCTTCCCTGTTCATAAAGTTCTCCCTGAGATTCGTTATCTCTAAAAGTAGAAGTTACGAGTAAGTCTATACCCTGTTCGTGGCAAAGCGCAATAAAGCGCTCAACACGCTCTTTAGCTTGTGGAATTAAATCTTCAAGTTTGCGGCTGTTTATCATTTTTTGACTTCATGTCCATAATTTTTTCGAGGGTGCGACCACCAAAATACGCACTCATTATTAGCATTCCCCATTGACCGAGTAGGTTTACATACGATTCTTTAGCATCATAGCCAAATGCAGACATCATGGCAAACAAGAAATAACCAGCAAAAATAGCTACCAATGACATTGGTCTTATGTTTTTAGACAGCCAGGAATCACTAGCAAGATCAGCTTTCCAACGATCAGATATATTGTTTTGCTCGTTCATGTCAGCATTTAATTCTGCCAAGCGACCCTCTTGTTGCATTTTTAATAACTCAGCTTGTGCCTTAGCCTTAGCTTCTGGATCTGGAATGAACTTGTCTAGGACCTTCATCCCAACATCAAATAACGCCATTAATGGAATCATTTTTTACCACCCCACACAATGAAATAAGCTATATATCCCGCAACCAAAAAACACCAAAACTGCACCCACCTTACTTTTGACAGCTCGGCATCAAAGTAATCTTTGTCTGCCTTTTCTAACTTTTCAATCTCAGCCTTAATCTGGATTAATTTATCCCATTCCTTAGTACCGTACTTCTTTATAAAATCTACCCTTAATTTGTACTCCTCATCCGATATTTGTTTACGGTGTTTGTACTCCTCAAGGGCTTTATATATCGCCCGTTCCTTCTTTAACTCTGCTTCTCTGCGCTCACGAATCTTTGCTTGCGCTCTTTGTCTTGCTACATCGACTGCTTCCTTCTGTACTTCTTCAATGTTCTTGCCGATCTCACGACCAGCTTCACGACCAGTTTTAATCCCCTCGCTGATGCCTTTAGCACCAGTGGATAACCCCAGTTCGTCTGACATACATCATTACAAGCCTTCACCTGGCGTTACATATATGGTTGCAGTTCCAGACGCTACGATTGCCGATACATAAAATGTATATCCACCCTCAGTAGTGGTTATGCGTGGTGCAGTAAAAATAACGGTTTGATTGTTGTGCAAAACAGTACCGTAATTAGGTGTTCCAGCGACAGGAATGGCAACATTAGATGTGGCTGTTGTACCGCAACGAATGAACACCTCGCCAGCCGTACCATTGTGGATACGGAGCTGACTACAAGGAGAATCGGCTGTTACGGCTACGGTGTTAGCAGATGTAGCTACATTTATTCGAACCGTTTTGCCCATCTCTTGAAATGGGATATTGTTTGCCATTAGATGATGTCCTTTCCACCAGCGTTGCCAGGCTTGGATGTTGGCGATTTCTTTGGATCTGTACCATCAAATTGAAATACAGACCGATACCCATTGGGTAATTGACCTGGTTTCCAGGCTACACCGCCACCAGTCGTATCAGATGGTACTTGTGGTCGGCAAGCATAAGTGTAGTCATAGCCTTTATTCGGTTTGGATGTTGGTGCTTTCATTGGTTTCTCTCTTTCTGGTGTTGAG